AGTCTCTTCAAGTATTACTGCTAATTCTTCTGACCAAAAAGCTTCAGATGCTGCTTGTTGTACTAAATGGTCTGCGTAAGCCTCTAAATCACCAACTACGTCAACGTAAAAATGTCGTGCGTCAGAGACTGCTTCTGCTAACTCGTGTGTAAACCACGCCAGATTGTTCTTGTATATTTCTTTTTAATGCTTAACTCTAAAACTCAAAATACATATAAGGGTTTATATGGGATCCCGCAACCCAACGGGACTGTTCATACCATCCTACTATTCGTTGTGCATTCCAGTCTCTTGGCATTTATATTAGCACATCAAATTGTATTTAGCACATAAAGGTGGTACCCCATAACTGGCTGAGTGGGGTCGTTAATCCCCAAATTGCTTGCCTGCTCAAAACACCTATGTGAAGACAGATCTAGGCGCATAATTGCCCAAATCAGAAGATATGACGAGTTGAGAGTAATACTCTTCAAGGCAAATTTGTTCATCAGGTGTGATGTCAAAAGCCCAATACATCGAATCCCTCGCAATCGGTGAAACAATACCATAATCACGTTTGAATCCAATACTCGCATGCCTGTGACTCCAAGATAACAAATCGAAGTTTCCGTCATTTTTATTTTGTCTACTTCTTTGTTCTTTAGTGAGTACACCTTTCACATTACCGGCCCTAATATAACACATATAAAGCTCTTGAAAAATAGGGAGACCACCTGCCAATCGCAGGCCTCCCATCCCCACAGCATTAAGCCAATTTTTAAATTCACGTGGGGACTGATAGGGTTTAAGCATAACAGAATCTTTAACAATAGCCGTGTAAGGATTTCTGCACATTATCCAGGTTTTACCATCAAAGATTGGTTTAGTTTGACAAAATTCGATTTGTTCAAACATATATACGGGGGCCTCAATTGCCATATTGAAACCAAGTTTCATGAACCACTCGTACACTCCATGACTAAACCGATCAAGATCACTCCTTTCCATAAACACAACACAATCATCACCATTATT